AAGTGCCTAGGCAGTGATCAAACACGCTACGGTCAAGGGCAGTTTCCTTGGGAGACTCGTTCTCTTGGTGTTAACGAACTAGCAGATTTTGCACCAGAACTAGACTGGGAACCGTTACGTAAAGACATGAAACAATACGGTGTACGCAACGCAACTAATGGCGCTATAGCACCGGTTGAGTCCAGCTCAGTTGTTATCAATTCAACTAATGGTATTGAAATGCCTATGAGTTTAATTGCAACTAAGGAAAGCAAAGCAGGGTCATTTACTCAAGTAGTTCCAGAATACAACAGACTTAAAAACAAATATCAATTGATGTGGGATCAAAAAGATTGCGACGGTTATCTAAAAACGGCAGCAGTACTTCAAGTATATATTGACCAATCAATCAGCACAAACACATTTTACAATCCAGCACACTGGGCAGATCGTAAAGTACCAACTACGTTAATTGCTAAAAATTTAATGCAAGCACACATGTGGGGCATTAAAACATTCTACTACAGCCTGATCAACAAAGCGGGCAGTAAAATGAAGGCTGAAGATATTCCTACAATGTTAGAACCAATTGAGTTTGATGCTGAAGAAGATTGTGAGAGCTGTAAGCTATGAGTTACAGTTTTATAAGAAATGTATTGATGGAGGGTAAACCTTCAACACTGTCAATAGATCCATTGCCGTACGGAATGGATGAGTTAAGTCCTGCTATTTCAAAAGACACATTAGAGTATCATTTTAATAATCTTGCCAAGACATATGCAAAGCGTTATAATGCAGGAGAAGGTGATGCCACTTTTAACGAAGCCGGAGTGTTCCTACACAATATCTTGTTTAAGCAGTATCAAGAACCATCAGGATCAAATAAGCCCGACGGCAAGGTGCTGGAATTAATAGACAAACATTACGGCACCTTTGACAAGTTCAAAGAAGCATTTGCCAAAGTAGCAATGAGCATACAAGGCAGTGGCTGGGTATATCTTGCCAATGACGGCTCAATTAAAACTATTAAGAATCATGAGATTAAAAAAGACATTGTTTTATTAATTGACTGGTGGGAACATGCATGGGCATTGGACTATCAACACGATAAGAAAAAATATCTAGTCAATCAATGGAAAATTATCAACTGGGAGAAAATAAATGGCATACTCGGATAAGGTTATTGATCACTATGAAAATCCCAGGAACGTTGGATCTTTTGATAAGAGTGATACTGATATTGGTACTGGTATGGTTGGTGCCCCTGCTTGTGGGGATGTTATGAAACTACAGATAAAGGTAGACACTAATGGTATTATCACCGATGCAAAGTTTAAAACATATGGGTGCGGGTCGGCAATTGCAAGCAGTTCTCTTATCACAGAATGGGTCAAGGGTAAAACGCTTGACGAAGCAGGAAGCATTAAGAATAGTGAGATTGCAGAAGAACTCGCTCTCCCTCCGGTTAAAATACACTGTAGCATTTTGGCTGAAGATGCGATCAAAGCGGCTGTAGCAAACTACCGAGAGAAACATGATAACCGTAACTGAAGAAGCTGCCAACCGTATTGTTCAAAATTTAACTAAACGTGGCAAAGGAGTTGGCATACGTATCGGAATCAAAACTACTGGTTGCTCTGGATTAGCTTATGTGTTAGAATATGTAGATAGCATCGAATATGAAGTTGGCGTAACAAATTATGCTCAACCTAAATTTGCTGTGTTAGTGAGTCTTAAAGACGAACCCTACTTAAAAGGATTAACAATGGATTGGATTCGCAATGGTTTAAATGAAGGATTCGACTTTAGTAATCCTAACGAGCGTGACCGTTGTGGGTGTGGAGAAAGTTTTAGAGTATAGGACATTAAATGTTAGAAACAATTTGTGACATAATGGTAGACGCTTACAAGCGTAATTGGATTACTAGTCGTGATGGCAATGTAAGTATTCGCCATCATGACCGCGATCACTTTTACATTACACCTAGTGGTGTACGTAAGCAAACACTACAACCCGATCAGTTTAAGAAGATTAAAATTTGGCGTAGTATTAATAGTGGAGTTGGTAGTGCGGCATTTAACTATGCCTGGGAAGATACGGAGTACACTGACATTAGTAAAAATTTAGTGCCTAGTGGAGAAATTCCTTTACACTTTGGTCTACAACGAGAAATGGGACAACACAGTGGCGAGGTGCGTGTAGTAGTTCATGTTCACCCTACTTATTGTATTGCCGCTATGCATGCCGGTATTGATTTGAGTACTATCAGTTCAGCATTTCCAGAACTTAACCGTTATACCAAGGTAGCACCTAATGTAGGTGATGTCCCTCCAATTAGCCAAGAGCTTGCTGACCAGTGTCATAAGCAGTTACAATTAGATAGAGACGGTAATATTGCCTACGATATTGTGGGAATTAAAGGCCACGGTGTGGTCGCTATTGATACTAGTCCGTGGCGAGCATACGAGCATATAGAAAGATTAGAACATATTTGCAAGATAGTACTTGCATCAGGAAAATATTAAAATGAGTAAAGCACAATATAACTTAAACACAAAGACAGACTATCTTAATCGTAAAATGTTTTTGGATCCAGAAGGCCCAGTTACTATTCAACGATTTGAAGAAGTAAAATATAAAAAGATTGCAGACTATGATGCAACCGCTCGTGGCTTCTTTTGGCAACCAGAAGAGATCAGTCTTACTAAAGATTCAAATGATTTTAAAGATGCCAGTGAAGCAGTCAAGCATATTTTTACTAGTAACCTACTACGTCAAACAGCACTGGATAGCTTGCAAGGCCGCGGTCCAACACAGGTATTCACGCCTGTGTGTAGTCTTCCAGAAGTAGAAGCACTCATGTACAACTGGGGCTTCTTTGAAACAAACATTCACAGCAAGAGCTACAGCCATATCATTCGCAATATCTATAACGTGCCCAAGGATGTGTTCAACACCATCCACGACACTAAAGAAATTGTAGACATGGCAAGTAGTGTGGGCAAGTACTATGATAACTTGCATAGAATTAACTGCATGAAAGAAATAGACGGGTCAGTAAATGAAGAAGCACATATAAAAGCAATTTGGCTTGCGCTGAACGCTAGTTATGCATTAGAAGCTTTCCGCTTTATGGTATCATTTGCCACAAGTCTAGCAATGGTAGAGAACAAGATCTTTATTGGCAACGGTAATATCATCAGTTTAATTCTACAAGACGAACTGCTACACAAAGGTTGGACTGCTTATCTGATCAATCAAGTGGTCAAAGAAGATCCTAGATTTGTTAAAGCTAAACAAGAATGTGAACAAGAAGTTTATGCTATGTACACCGATGTTATCCGTGAAGAAAAAGAATGGGCTGACTATTTGTTTAAGATGGGACCAGTTATTGGACTAAACGCAAACATCCTAAAAGACTTTGTTGATTATACTGCCGCAGAGGCACTAAAACAAATTGGTGTTAAGTATCAGCACCCTGCACCAAGGAATACACCTATACCTTGGTTTAACAAGCATAGTGATACTAGCAAGAAACAAACTGCACTACAAGAGAACGAATCGACTAATTATGTTATCGGTGTTATGAGTGATGCCGTTGATTACGAGGATTTACCGACACTATGAAAGCAACAGTATGGAGTAAAGATCACTGCCCTTTCTGCGATCAAGCTAAAAACTTGCTCAAAATGAAAGGCATTGAGTTTGAAGAAAAGAAGATTGGATACGGTTATACCAAAGAACAACTTCTAGAAGCAGTGCCAACGGCACGAACAGTTCCTCAGATTTTTTTGGATGACCAATTAATCGGTGGATTTACAGAATTAAGAACACACTTACAAGGATAAAATATGTTAATCGATAAAGGCGTTTCAATAGGCGAAGTTATTACACTAAAACTAACTAGTGGAGAAGAGCTTGTTGCTAAACTAACAGAAGAAAAAGATTCTTATTATAAATTAAGCAGACCAATGGTCATTGCCATGGGAGCCAAGGGCCCTGGACTAATGCCATACTTGTTTACAGTACACCCAGATAAAGAAGTTAAGATTTCTAAAGTTACTGTAACAGTAGCAGAAGCAACAGACGAAGCATTTGCTAAACAATTTCTAGAGTCTACTTCTGGAATTAAACTGATATAAATATTTTATGCCAGCAATATCTAGAATTGGAGACAGTGTATCAACTAATCATGGTTGTGACGGATCTACTACTATGGCAGCTGGTTCAGGAAATGTTATTATAAACGGTATTGGTGTTGTAAGAGTGGGCGATATTGACACCGATCATGCATACGGAGGAAAGAACTGTTCAGCTAGA